TGAGACTCATCGCAAATAACCTGTTTCAAGAAGTCTTCTACTTTAATACCTTTAGCATCTGCGGAACCAGTATCTAATTCGGCCATCGTAGTATCATTGTATAGTAATGGGTCTGCTGTAATCGTATATGCAGTATCATCCACAGTCATTTCTTCATTTTGAGTTTTCCAAGATTCCTCTACTGGTGCTACTGTACATTTAGGATACCAACGTACAAGTTTGGTCCCATCATTAAGTGGGAACGGGAGACCAACTGCAAACTTAGGATATTCTTTAGCCTTTGCGGTTTCGAAAGAAACACCTTTCGTTCTTTCTTTAGCAAAGATTTTATCTTTTACCTCACGATTCAAACCAGCTAAGTTAAACGCTAGTCCGAACGCTGTATTTTTGACAATATTAATGATTTTTTTGTTAGAAGCCCATTTCGTAAAGTTTGTGGATGTAGTAGAAATCGTCACATCCGAAATATTCGTTTGTTTATAAATATCTTCTTCATAAGTAGGAAGTGCATCAGGTGTTTCATCGCCTTCCATCATGCAAATATATAATTCTTCAACACCTACAGTATATTGAATCTCCTTATTTACAGTTGGCATATTTATTTTCCTCACATTCTATCTAATATTTTTTGTGCCATAATATCGGCGATTTTGTCGCCTTCTGCATCAAAAGTGTTTTGAGAAAAATGAAGACCTTTTACACGACCTTTTCCATTTGCTTTTTTATGGCCATGTTCAGCTAGGTACCAATACCATGCTGCATCCTCAAATTCCACAGATACACGATCATTCTTTACAACAACTTTTAAGCTATTTTTCAAATGTGTTTGTTTATTCTTATTCGACATTTTGATACGCTTTTTTAATTCTGCGGCAAAATACTTCGCTGCGTCGTCTAATACATCTAGTTCGACTTTTTTATTTACTCGTAATAATGTATTGATATCTTCCAAAGCATCAGCAAAACCATTGTTATTAGAAGCCATTACTGGATACACCTCACATACGTTATAAACTGCGTGATAGTATCGTCGTTCTCATCATAGGGATAGCCCTCAAATGAATCGTAGAACACGCCAGCATCATTAAAAACAGCCTTTAACGGTTCATAATCCTTTTCAGTACCTTTTGAAATAACTGCAATCTGATAAAGTGGCATAGACTTTAAGACCTTATTAGAAGCCCTTTTATGTCGTTCATTCACAAATTCATACACAATATAAGGGTAATCCTCTCCCGTAGGAGCACTATCACGAGAAACTGGCATGCCAGATTGCTTCATAAGCGTTCGTAACTGTTCAAAATTAATTTGCATAAGACAGTGACACCTCCATCAGTCGGTCTTCTTCTTTTACATAAATACGCTCAATATCGTAAATACGGCCACCAACTTTTACACGGTAATCCTTTTGATTGTTTTCAATCTCCCGATCAATACGAACTTCAATTTTCTTTACAATTTCATTCGTATCTTTCGTTGTAAATTTATCTGTGGCCGTAACTCCAATGTTGTTATATTTCATGTTACGAACTTTCGGATACCCCATAACTACACGGTCTGTGTCCGGATCAATGGTCTCTCCTAATTTAAGTAGCTCCCCCAGCCATTTGAGTTTATTTGTCTGTCTCTTCGGCATCGCTAAACACCTCCTGGACAAAGAAAGGAGTCATTGCATTGAGTGCTTGCTCTAATTCCTTTTCAGATACACGATATTCATACATAATGCCGGCAACCATAATCACTAAGTATTCGGTCTGTGAGCCTGTCGCATTCTGAACATACCTTTGTGCATTAGTTAAATAAAAAGAGAGCAAAGAATCGTCCATGCCCTCTTCCCAATGAATATGTGATTTTAATTTCTCAATTAATTCATCCATATTAAGCACCTGGCTTAACTTCACCAACTTCATAACGGTAAACAGCTGGTTCGAATGGAGAATAAATCAACTGTCCATCGATAAGGTTGTAAATTTGGAATCCAACCTGGTTTGTTCCAGCGTATTTTTCAATTAACTTTTGAAGTTCCATACCACCCTTAACTTCTTGAATGTGGAAGGCACTGAAATCGCCAAAGTAGAATACAGGCGTTGTAACGTCCGTATCTGATTTATTTGCTGCATCTGTGAAATCAAGTGGGAATCCATCGTATTCATAAATGCCATTTGTTTTTGTAAGTAATTTACGACCATTGACATCCGTCATTCGATTTAAAAGATTATACGCTGCACGGTTTACAATCCATTTCGCCTTCTTAATTACTTCCGTAACTGGTACACCAGTCATAATTGTTAATTCATCTTGTAAAACTTGAGACCAACCTGCTTCTCCCACCTTTACAGGTACAGTTTCATAAAACGGAACTGATTTTTTAGCCAGAGCCCCAGGGTTTTCATTTCCAACATCATTACCTCGGAACATGAAATTTATTTCTTTACGTACATACGCTTTTTTCAATTCATCAATAACGATTTGTTCAATTTTCACACCTGTTCGTTTAAGAAGCTTTTTAGTAATTGTAGCTAATGCATCAAATTCCGCTGGATCTAAGTCAATTGAATCGAATTCAATATCAGTTGGTGTGATTTCTTTACCTGATTTCGCACGTTCTGTTTTCGATACATTTGCTTCCGCTTTTTTAACAAGTACAGGGTATTTTATATCAGCATCTGTAGACACATAAGTACCATATTTACGTAATAGGTTTTCTTCTTGCGCATAACTGATAACTTCTTTGGAAATTTCAACCGGAACAGTAACAGAACCATTGTTAATTTCGATACCTAAAGCACGTGCTTCCATTTCTGAAATATTGCCAACGACAAAATTAGCAAATGCCGAACGAATCTCTACCTTTTTATTTTTAGTAGATTTATGACCTTCGGTAGAAAGAGCCGCTGCAATAGCTGCACTAATAACAGAGCGCTGTTCCTCTGATAGTTGCGTTTGTGTATTCGGATTTTCTTTTGCTGCTGGGTCTTCTTTTTTATCTGGATCTTCTTCTTTCTTTTTGTCTGGATCTTTTTCTTCTTCTTCCTCTTCTAATTTGGCTAATTCATCAGTGATAGTTTGTACTTCCTTTGTTAATCCTTCTACTTCAGCTTTAATTGCTGCTAATTCTTCTGAACGAACTTCATTTTTTTCTACTTTACCTTGTAATTCTGCTAATCGAGATTTCGTTCTTGTTAAAGATGCGTTTAAGATTTCTTTTAAATTCATGTTAATTTTCCCCCAAAACTTTTTTTATTTGTTTAATAATGTTGTTTCTTTCTTCTGTATCCTCTTCCATAACTGTTTTTACAGCTGCTTCTTCACTTCTCATTTCAATCATGGCTGTATTTTCGCCCCTGGTTTCAATGGAAGTCGCAACATAGGCTGGTGTCATATCTAAAATAGAAACTTCTAAAAGCTCTAATTCTTCAATAGAGCGTTTTTGAACGCCAGCTTCGCCCTCTTCCCATGAATCTTTTTCAGAAACAAAACCAAATGACCAACCACGCAATTCTTTATTCCTTGCCTTCTCAATCACTTGTTCATCTGTAACCGTAGCAATGGCTCTTAAACCAATATTGTCTTCATACAATTCCAGATTTCCGTTTTCAATGGAGCCAAGATTTCTATTCTTATTGTGGTTAAACAACAAGTCCACATTCTTTGCTTTCTTTAACGCTTTTTCAAACGCCTTTGGGACAATTCTCTCTTTGAAATATCCCCTTGGAGAAGGCAACATTCGACTTTCTCTGTCCACAACATTTACATAACCATCAAGAATGACTTGATTCCCCCGGATTTCGACTTTCATTCTCTTCACCTCCCCCCAATGAAGCCTCTGCCGCTTCTTTCTTACCAATTTCAGTTATGTCATTTGAAATATAAATAGCTTTTGATTCCTTTGTACCTTGTATAGGGAATCCAAGCATATCGGCGACATTATCAGGTGAAGTAATAGCTGTACGCACAAGGTTATAACCGATATTTGTCTTGTTGCTATAAGTGACAAAATCAAGAATATTAATCTTGAATTTAATTCGTTTTCCCGAATTCTGACCATAAAAAAGAAGACTCAAATGGTCTTCGAAATTTTTCATTATTGGTCTAACTGCTTTGTTGTGTATATACATCATTGCTTTTTCAATATCTTCTTTGATTAGCTCTGTATATGTATCCACATTTACACCTAAAAACTTACCCAAATCCTTTTTGTATACATTTAGGTATGCTAAGGTCTTTTCGTCGTCTAACGGGCTTTTAAGCGTTTCAATTGAGTACCCTTTTCCAAGTGGAATCATTTTTACAGACCTTGCTTCATCAATGGATTCCAGTTGATCTAAAATTGCGTTGATTAACTTTGACTGTGCACCATTCTGTGGATTGATATGGGCATCCAAATTTAACAAGAATGCCAATAGCCCACCCTTTTTATATTTGTCAGTCAGGGTTTTCTCAGCTGACATAACGCCCTCGAGTGTATCTCTTCCTAAATCAAGAAGGCCTTTTCCTCTTAAATGATCTGCACCAATATTTTTCACATGACGAATCATAAAAGAGGGAACCTCATGACCACCAATATTAAAGTGCTCTACTAAATTATCATCTAGCTCTGTAAAAACATTTGAAGCTAAATGTATTTGAGTGCCATTTAATATCGGGAACGTTTCTCCCTCGAGTAAATAGGTATTTGTCATTAATTTAATGAATTCAGATTGCATTAGATAATCATTCGGATTCTTTAAAATACGAAGTGCAATATCATCTTTAATTTCA